GATTCTCCCAACCAACGAACATCAACATAACCTTTGCGTGTAGCAAATTTGTAAAATGTCCATGTGCGAGATTCACCGTATTCATCTTCTTTAGCTTCTGGTATTTCACCAGATACTTCTTCAGCAATCAAAAGTGGTTCACCTTCTAAATCTGATAAATCACCTACAATGCTTTCAATATAAACCGATTCACAACAATCTTGATAGTGATAGAATCTAAATTTTTCAGTTTCATTTGCAAACACCATCTCAGTACCATCTTGTGTCACCGATGTGAACACTTTTCCAACCATATCTTCAATTCTCATTTTCTTTTCCTTTACAACAACATCTGGCGGTCCCAAGGGGTAACGATCCCCTTCTTTATGCGTGACAGGCATACGTGCGTCCGTGAACACTTTGAGACCAGATTTGGTGGATGCGGTTGGAGTCGAACCAACAGTGCCAGGGGCGGGAGATTTACAGTCTCCTGGGGTTACCAGTTTTCCTACACATCCATGATTTTTGGTAGAGGCACAGAGAATCGAACTCTGATTTACGGGTTAAAAGCCCGCTACTTTAGCCGTTAAGTTATACCTCCAAATTATCATTTGTTTTGCTGACGCACTGTTTGCTATGCTCAACGGACTTACTTGCAAGAATTACCGTTTATACACATAGTTACATAACGTTTGTACATACCTCTGAGCTTACATCAGCAAAACAAATGATACCATACTAAAAAACATTAGGGTGTGATTGCCGTTCCAGAACTTCATCTGGCTTCTCACGGCTTCGTCTGCCGATAAGACAATCTCCACATTACACTTCAACTTTATCCAGCACCGTCGGATGGTTTCATGTACTACTAGCGAGAGCCTGTGCGGCCACAGGTTATCCTCTCCTAGGTACCTACTGGGTTGGTAACCTAATGCATTTTAGTATGGTACACGATACGAGAATCGAACTCGTCTTTCCGCCTTGAAAGGGCAGCGTCCTAACCGATAGACGAATCGTGCAAATAACTACAACAAATTTTTAAAGAACGTTTGGTTGATTTCTCAACCGTGAAAGAAGTATAACACAACCACATCTTTTGTCAACCAGTGTGTTGTATTTCAACAACTAATACTTTCGTATTATGGAGTAGGTGACAGGAGTCGAACCTGCATAAAACGGGGTTGCAATCCGTTCCCTAGCCTTTCGGGTCACACCTACACTAACTTTCTACGTGAACCACGATGTGTTTCATCACGCCGCATTGTCCATGTATAAGAATTACCATCAGGTAAAACTTTATCTTCTACTGAAGCAACACCAAACTTACCTACAATCTCTGTAGTGCCATCGGTGATGGTTACAAATGTTCCGTAACCTTTTGCAAACTTCATTGCATCTTCCAAAGTTGGAGAAACATTCAATGTCATTTTTTCACTTATAATTTTCCACATAATCACCTTTCATTTGGTACCAGCGTAGGGATTCGAACCCTATCAAGAACGCTAATCTGGCGCTAAAAGGTGTATAAGACCTCTCTGACTACCCAGTCTCGCTGGCATTTACTGGCCGAGAGTGTGGGAATCGAACCCACTCGCCGTATCACTACAACGACAGATTAGCAATCTGCTGCATTACCATCCTGCCCACTCTCGCATTTGGCGGAAGACGGAGGAGTCGAACCCCATCCCATTTCTGAGAACCCAGTTTTCAAGGCTGGTCGCAGGACCAACCCCGCTGCATCATCTTCCATATAGAAACACACTAGTCTCAAAAAGCATAACAGCAGTTTTCACCGACGGGCTTATGAGGTAATGTGTTTTTATATGGCTGGGGTACCTTGAATCGAACAAGGACCTACGGATTCAAAGTCCGCAGCACTACCACTATGCTATACCCCAATAAACTACAACAAATTTTTAAAGAACAAACAAGAGTGTACATCAGAAATGACCTCTTGTCAAGTTGGTTGTTGTAAAATGACAACACCAAAACAAAAAACCCCTAGATTTTAAGGCCTAGGGGTTTTGTGTTTGTAGTACTTTCTATTACGTTATACAAATCCCCTATCCACGAGCCATGGCATATCGGCGCAATTAGGTGAACTAATCGTGCGATACTCATGCTGTGACTTAAAGGATATTGATAACATTTTAATTACTTCCAAAAAATTTTTAATTGTGTCTATTATATAGGCCTTTTTATACCTTGGCAAGAGGTTTTTTAAAAATATTTTTATGCTCGAACAAGTTTATACAATTGAGGAACATTACTACTACTAAAACAACCATCAATTAGAAAGTTTATATCTTCCTCTTTGACCATCTCCACAAAATACCGGTAGATACCATGCATATCTGGATGCCATCTGTAAGGCACAGCATGTTCCTTTTCTATACTAGTTATAAATGCTTGTAGATATTTTTTGGGGAACCCATACAAACAATCATTTACAAACTTATCATCCGTCCAATGTGGTTCAATTTCTCTACAAGCAAAATTCATTTTATCAAAATCAAACTTGTAATTTGTGACGGGTTCTGGATATGACAAATCAAACCTTGTGGCTATGATAAAATCCAAATCTTCATCCAAAAGACTCTGCATACTTCTAATGTAGGTTGTCCTTTGGTGTGAACCCTCTTTATCAACAATCAAACCTTTTTGTGGTTTGTAGAATTCTATTAGTTGATTTAGAAATGGTTGGTCGTATGTTGTTATATACGTTTTAACTTCATGTTTATCACTGAAAGCATCAATCAAATTTGTTTTGATATTGTCTTTGGTTATTGCCCAATCTCTGTTATGACAATTGAAAACACCTTGGTTTGTACCATAAGATTCACCGGTAAACATTATTCCTATTTTCATTATCTCTTCCATTCTCTAAACAATTTGTATACAGAATTCTCATGGCTCATGTGATGGCCATCAATTAGAAAATTTGTATTTTCTTGTCCAATAGAATTAACTATTGGTCTGTATATGCTGTGCATAAAATTACCACCATGATTATGTTCGTTCTGGACAACATCAATGAATGTACTTAGATATTTTTTAGGAATGCCATGCATACAATCACCAACATGGCCTTGGTTAGTCCAACCAGGTTCAATATCTTTAAAAAGAAAATTTACTTTGTCAAATTGAAAATTATAACTAGGTACTAACTCATTAAAATGAATATCAAATCTGGTGGAGATTATAAAATCAACATCCTCATCTAAAAGAAGTTTTAGTCCTTCAATATAAGTTGTTCTTTGATGACTTCCTTCATAAGGAACAATCAGATGTTTTTTTGGTTGATAGAATTCAATTAGTTCGTTTAGATGTGGTTGATTGTAGGTTGTAACATAAACATCAGAACCTTGAAAAGCATTAATCAAATTACTTTTTATATTATCTTTTGTTTGAGACCAATCACGAACTTGTTGGTTTACTTCTGTATATGATAAACCAATTAATGCAATAGCTAATTTCAATTTAAATCCTCAAATTATTTTCCAATGTATAGGAACATTTTCTATGGGGGCTGTTGGATTTCTAAATCCCTCAAATATATTCCATAACTGTTCTTCAATAGCAAATTTGGTTAAAAGACCTTGTTCTTTACCTAAAGCTTCTAGTTCCCATGGTTGTGACCAATACTCTATATTATCTGAGTTGACTTTTTTACCACGCCAATTGGTCATAGTATCATTCAATTCTCCATCCACATACTGTTTTACATGAACCATTTCATGTGCTAGTGTTTCAAATATATTTCTTACACCAATACCAGGATGTATTTCTACTTTGAAATCTCTGGCTTTATTAATTGTATTATAACCAATTATCTCAGCACAACCAAACTCCGAAATATTGTCATTGAAACAAATAATAGTATAACAATTATTACGAATACGAGTATTGGGTATTAATTCTTTGGCAAAAAATCTTGCAGCTCGTTCTATGTACGGTTTAAAATCTTTATCAGGACAATTTACTATTCTTAAATTCATGTAAGTCTCCTGTAAGTTAAATCATTAGAACTCCTGCTTATTTAGTTTCTCCACAATGACCCCAGCTTTGGCCAGAAAATTGATACCATCATCAGACCTGTAAGAGTTCCTGTATAGAACACTGTTAATGCCACTTTGGTATATAAGTTTGGCACAATCCAGACATGGAGCATGGGTAATAAACATAGTAGCACCGTTACCAGATTCGGTAGACTTAGCAAGTTTGGCAATCGCATTTGTTTCAGCATGAAGAACTTCCGGTTTAGTTTTTAATTTAGACCATTGTTTAGAATCATTATTATAGTTCCAATCACCGTTGACTATATCTCTTTCGTCATATGTGTATTCTGTATCCTCGCAGTTGTTATACCAACCGCTAGGCATACCATTGTATCCAATACTAATAATCCTGTCGTCCTTAACTACAATAGCACCAACATGAAGTCTTTTAGCCGAGGACAATCCAGCGAATGTCTCGGCCACTTTCATGTATGCATTACGAAATTTTTGTTTCACTTTTGTGAATCTCCAGCGATAACTCTATAATTGTCCTCTACACTATCTGGTGTAGATACTTCAATAATTGTGCCTTCTTCTAAACAAATTACTTGATGTGGTTGTAGTGGACGATTGCGCCAGACAGAACCTTCTTTTAATTCAATACTATGCATAGAAGCATCTTTGGTTTCGATAAATTTAATTAAAAATCTTCCACTAAGAATGTACCATGATTCATCCTTCTCAGAATGAAAGTGCATACTGAATTTGGCACCTTCATTAAATTTCAATAGTTTACCGCAGTACTTGTCATTGGTGGCCCAAATCAATTCATGTCCCCAACCTTTTTCAACGAAGCCTTCTAGTCTCATAGTATTTCCTCTAATGTCGGTGCGTATACACCCAAATGTTGTACTGTAACGGAACTTGCTTTGATAGCAAACTTTACGGATTGTTCCATATCTTTTGATTTAAGATACCAGTATGTTAATGCAGAAAGAAAGGTGTCACCTGCGCCACACACATCACTTACTTCAACTGATGGTGCAGGAAAGATTTCATTGTTCCATCTAGCACCTGCGGCTCCTAATGTAACAATCATGTTACTGCATGTTGAATTAATTAAACTATATTCGTGTGCATTGATTTTTACAATACAACCTTCCAGTCTTTTCAAATCTGTTTTCTTTGTGTCTACAAATATAGGACCTTTGTAGAGGGTTGGTAGTTCTTCCAACATTTCGTAACTGATATAACCTTTGTTGTAATCTGATACAACAACGGCATCATACATCGGTGGTATTTCAGTTTCGAATGACATTGGTTCACTAATCACATCATCATCAATTCTGACTATATGTTGTTTACTACGCATATCAATCAAACGTGTCTTGGTTGATTTTTTACCATGCATGAAGTGAACTTCACAACCTAACGTTGCAAGATTGCGGTAGACGTTTCCTGCCATGCCGTCCAGTTCATCCTTGTGATGCAGTTTGAATACTGGCACTGGTGCCTCAGGACTTATTCTATCGACAGTGCCATAATGGTAAATGTCTCTGCAAATATCACCGATTAATAATATTCTGAATGGTTTTGGTTGTTGAGTATTCATGATTTAAATCAAAAAAAATAATTTCTTTACAAACTTCTTGGCCAACTATATCTTTACCTATGTAGTCCGACCCCTTAACCATTACATCATGTTTAGAAATCAACTCTATTAGTTCTTCGTCTGTACCAAAACACGTTACTCTATCTACCGCATATAGATGACCTAACATAAACATTCTATCTTCACAAGAATTGATTGGACGATTAGGTCCTTTCAATCGTTTGACACGTTCATCGGTATCTATTGCAACAGTTAATTGGTCACCTTGTTCACGAGCAAATGATAAAAGTTCAAGGTGACCTCTATGTAATATGTCAAATGTGCCGTTAACGAATATTTTTCTCAACTTTAACATCAGACAACTTCGTAATCCTCTTTACCACATCCACATTCTGGACATTCAAAAGTATCAGGTAGTTCTTCCCATTTACCTTCAGTTGATTCATCGTGGACATGGCCACAAACTACACATACATGATCCGGACTCATAGTGCCTCCAATTTTTGTTGGTATGCTTCTGCATGACGTTTCTCAATCTTAGCCAATGCTGCAAATTTCTTTTCTGCTTTGGCCAACATTTCACGGAATTCTTCTGCATGTGTTTGACTTTCTGCAATTTGGTGTGCAGTTTCACGAATAGCTTCCTGATTGCCTTCTAGTTCAGCTTGCCTTTTCATTGTAGGATACATCTGAGTAAATTCATATGTTTCACCCGCAATGGCCATTTCAAGGCATTCTTTGGTTGATGGCTTACCAATCAACAACTCTAGATGTCCCCATGCGTGTTGTAGTTCTTGGTCCGCAGTGTGCCAAAAATGTTTGGCAATTTCTTCATGACCTTCTTCCATAGCGATTCTAGCAAAGTAACGATACTTGATGTGTGCTTGGCTTTCACCTGCCAATGCATCTTCAAGATTTTTAATTGTAATTGACATACTTATTCCTTAATAAAAAAATGGTGGGCCCACTAGGAATTGAACCTAGACTCAATGAATTATGAGTTCACTGCTTTACCATTAAGCTATAGGCCCTTATACTTACCAACGACCATCATCAATGATGACACGAATCCAAATTGGACCACAATACAAACAATTTTCAAATGCGTGTTCGGTCCAAGAGTCTGTTGGGTTTGTGGTGTCGTATTTAAAACGCCAGTGAAATGGATTTAAAACTAATCCAATCCAGATGCCTGAATATTTAATAAAGTTCAATAAATTCATTTAATATATTCCAAAGAATCTTTTCTCATCCAATGAAGTGTTTGTGTTTTTTCTGGTGATGGCATAGATTTGTTAACACCAATAAACAATACACCTTCAATCTCTTTGGTTGGCCAATCAGAGAAAGTGTAATAGACTTCTTGGTTCGCTTTCACACGAACTTTTTGTAATTTAGGTTTGGTTAATGTTTTCATAATAATCTCATTATACAGGCCAAAAAAGAGGTTGTCAAGCAACCTCTTTATTATTACCGGAACTTTTCTGGATAATTTAGTTGTTCCTACTCCTTATCGGAGACAGGTCACCAATTCATACTTTCTCTTTGATAGTAATCTTCTTAATGGCATCTTGCACTTTGACCATGTTTTCTAGCCAAACTTTAAGCATACCATTAACCATTTCTGCGTCTTTAATCTCTACCTTATCAGCAAGAGTGAAGGTACGTTCAAAGGCACGATTAGCAATGCCCCTGTAAAGATAATCACCTTGTTCATCATCTTTGGATGCAGCTTTGATTACAAGTTTGTTTCCTTCCAAAGTCATCTCAATATCAGACTTAGCAAAACCAGCAACTGCCATTTCAATGACATACTTGTTTTCTTTGACCTGTTTGATGTTGTATGGAGGATAAGATACAGCCTTAGCTGAAATTTGAGAAGCTTCACGCATAAGTTCTAATGTCTCATCAAAACCGATGGTGTATGGTTGCATTTGGCTGAACATTTTGTCGGCCGAGAAAAAATCTTTCATAAGATTTGTCATGTGTTTCTCCTAAAAGCGAGATTAAAAAATTGATACCCCAAAGGCGTATCGGTTGAGGAACTGGTTACGTTCTCCAGCGACAATAACGTTTGCCCGTTTTATTACGCTCCTAAGGTAGGTGGAGCACCTTCCCATCCCAAGGGACTGAGACTATAACAATATTTATATTAGTTGTCAACTATTATTTGGTTTTTTACCAATATTGTATTTGGGTACAAGCTGCCATTCATTCTTCTCTTTGTGAGAAATGATTTTAATTTGTGAAAGAAAAATAGGTTCTGGTACTTCCGTTTGTCTTGGATTGACCAATTTAATTAAACCCCAATCTTCCAATAAATTAGCAATGGCATTCCTACGGGCCAAGTCACTCTCGGTTATGTCTGTAGGTTTACCATCCAATGCAAATAGTTCTTTGAAATGAACCACATAGTATTGTCCACGTTTGTGGAGTATGTGGCATGATTGATATAGAATTTGTTCTTTCTTGGAAGCTACACCGATACGTGTTAACGTTTCACGCACTTTTAGAAAATCATCTTTTTCATTCAATGTTACTTCAATTAAGTCGTTAAGATTTACCATTATTCTTCACTCCGCCAGTATCTGTTTTTATTTTTATTACAGCGATTTGTTCATCGGTAAGAATACGTAGGGCCTCTTTGGCCTTGGCGTCAGAATAACCAAAATAGGTTTTCACACACTCAATATTCTCGTCAGTTTTAGACTTCTGCCAAGGTTGAAAACCTCGTTTCATCGGTCTAATACTATTTAGAAAATACTGGTATTGCATGTCTTTGTCAACACCTGGATGCTGGTTCATATCATTTGCATAGAGAACACAGTCTAGGTGATATGACAAAGAACGGTTTACAATGAATGGTGCATAGTCTTTAAACTCCAATTCACCATCAGGTTTCTTTTTGCGGAAAATGAAATCAACGTAATCAAACGGACTCATTTGAACTCACATTCAACCATGATTTCTGTCAGACACGCAATAAGATTAATCTCATGGTCCGCAACAAAGGCCGCCTGATACTGGTATTTTGCAATGATAAGAACCATCTGTGGAACAGAATTTGGTGACAATGACTCATACAATGTATCATACAATTTACGGAATAATGTTGTGGCATCACTATCTAAGTTATTTGTTACCCACTTGCGGCAAGAACCAAAGTCTTTGTCTTTCAAAGCCTTAACAAGTTCGGATAGGTTAACATCAGAAACCGATGCAAGAATACCTTTGTCAATTGTACCACCAACACTGTATCGTTGTAGTTCATTTAGAACACGGCGGTTGTCGGGAAAATGTTTGGTGATAACGGCAGCCACAACTTGTTTGTCGTATGTAATGCCTTCTTGTTCCAGAATCCATTCAACACGTTTGAAAAACTGTGCAGCCATCTTAGGTTTACTACCATTGATTTTGAAATCAACAACAGTACAACGAGAATGGATTGGATCAATGATTCTGTTCTTAAAGTTACAGGTGAAAATAAAAGAACAGTTCTCAGCAAACTCCTCGATTGCACCACGCAACGCAGGTTGAGTTGAATTTGGATTTAGATAATCTGCCTCATCAATGATGATGACCTTGCGACCACCAGTCAAGGATACAGATGAGGCATAGTTTTTAATTTTGTTTCTGAATGTGTCAATACCTGACTCATCAGACCCGTTGATAACAATGTAATCACAACCAACTTCTTGACATAAGGCTTTTGCAATAGTTGTTTTACCAACACCAGCAGTACCAGACAGTAGAAGATTTGGAATCTCTTTACGGTTTACATATTCTTGAAAAGTTGCCTTGATACCTTCAGGCAAAATACAATCTTCAACGGTTTTAGGGCGATACTTCTCCACCCAAAGCATATGCTCGTTCATTCAAATACTCCATAATATATAAAATAAAATGCCAGTTTGTCTGGCATTTCTCACGTCCTACCAGGATTTATTTGATATCATTCATTGATTCAAATAGTGCCTCAAATTCTTTAGATTCTGCAACCTCAGTTTGAAAAGAATTCTTAAACTGAGTTTTTGCCATACGTTTGATAATCTTTTTAGGTACTTTCAATTCATCGTTGGCAATATCTACAATATCTTTCATTGCTTCATTGTTGGATTGGTTTTTATTCATATGCAAAACCAATTCGTCAACATAACCTTTAAGTTTTTTCAATTGTTCTTCATCAAAAGAACCAAATAATGTATTTACCTTAGCCATTATTATTCTCCAAATTTAGAATGTTTGGCTTCAATTGCAATCCAATATTGAATGTCGCCTTTGGTATTTTTGAAAGATGCCAGGCCTTTAGAAGAAATTTCCACATTATATGAATCTGGCATCATCTTCAAATTCTCGGTCAGAAAAACTGCTTTGAATTTTGATCCATTACCATCGGTAATTTCTGTTGAATTAACGTGTGCTGCATCATCATTTGCATCAAATGAAGTGACATAAATCTTGTCACCATCAGATTCAATTGCAACGTTAGGTGATTGCAACACAGCAGAGGATTTCATAATGTTAGCCAAGTCATCAGCAGTCAAAGAGAATGATGTATCAACCGATGGAAGATTCAATTCTTTTTCTGGAACTGTAACGATAACATTACGTGAGGTTGTACGATAGTTATGTTTCTTGCGACCAGATTTAAAGATAACGTGTTTGTCGTCAAAATCAATCTCACCATCTTTGTACAAAGATTGTACAGACAAGAACTGGTTCAAATCATGAATACAAAAGTCTTGTGGGAAATTATCTGTGATTGTGGCTTTTGCCAACACAGTTTTTGTAGGAGAAATTGTTGCAATCTTGTTTCCTTTTTTGAATTCAATACTTGCATTGATACCAACAAAGTTCTTTAGAACCGTCAGTGTCTCATTAGAAATTTTCATTTGTGTTCCTCATTATAAAATTTAACATGAATACATTATATCATGTTCATACAAAAACATCAAGCAGCACATTGCGTGTGCTAGGTGATGTATACCAGATTCTGGATCAATCTGTTCGCCTTTTTTCCAGGCCCATATGTGTCGTTCCATTGCATCAAAGTACCTACGTTTAGAATCAGGTACTTTTTTCCAGTTGTCACGTTCATATTTCTGAGCACCAAAAGTAAGAACCTTTACAGTTTCTTCTAGTGCTAAAGGTGGCAACAAACCATATTCTAGTTTGCCGCCATCAAATTTACGACCACCTGTAGTAGCCGTTTGTGAAGATTCAACTTCATCATTGCTAATATAGGCTTTGTCGTAAGTCATTTACATTTCTCCGACATAATTGGCAACCGCTGGCATATCACCTTTGAAGTGATAGGTACCAATGTGGTCTGCTCTCATCCAAGGACACAAGTAGATTTCTCCACCAATCTTACGCCAGAGTTGACAGAACATATAATCTTCACTCAGATAACGGTCTGTACCACCACCAGTGGCTGAATCTTTTGAATCAATGATAGTGTCAAAGTATGCATGAATGTAACGTGAACCATCAAAGTGTGCTTGGCCAACGTGGTCAGGTTTGTAACGAAGTTGTGGATATGCAGCTGCAAATTTAGGGAACACTTCACGTTTAACCAACATGAAACCAGTTCCAATTTCCAAAACTTGCAATGGTTCTGTTACAGAAAACTTTTCTGTTCCATGTACAGGATTGAAAACATAATCTCCAGTAACCTTTTCAAGAATGCCAGCATCTATATCTGGATTCTTTTCCATTGCTTTCTTAACAGAACGCCATTTGATGGCCTTCTTAGGATAAGGTCCGCCAATAACATCTTTATCCAAGGCCAACATTGCAATAACGTCTTGTGGATTAAAGTGAATGTCAGCATCTAAGAACAATAGATGTGTACAGTCTGAACGAGAAACAAATTCATCAACAAGATAGTTTCTTGCTCTTGTGATTAAAGATTCATTGAAAAGAAATGAAAATTTAACTGTAATACCATATTGCATACAAATTGCTTGTAGGTCTAAACACGCCTTGGCATAAAGACCATGATTCATTCCACCATACATTGGTGTTGCTACAAAGATACTTTTCTTTTGTAATTCTTCTTTTTTAATTGAAATTTCCATTTGCTCTCCAAAGATATAAAAAAAGGGGAGTACCACCAAAGGTGGTCTCCCCAGATAACTACAATTAAGCTGTGTAGTTGAAGCCTGTGCTCAACGCAGCACGAACCATTGCTTTGGTTGGTTTGCCCATACGATACACAGAAACTTTGGAACCATCACCACGTGTTTTGGTGTTGGTATAGATGACATGGCCTTCTTGGCGCAATTCATCAACACGAGCAGAAACGTTTTGGATGCCAAAACGAGCACGAGCCTGTGCAACAGACAAGGTATTGTAACCTTCTGTTTTGCTCAAATAGTTAAGGATTTTTTCTTTTGCAGAAATTTTGGTAGTCATAATATAATCTCCTAATAATGACAAAGTTAAATAAACAAAATCTTGTTTTCACAAGTATTCACATCATACTACTATTTAGTGTGTGTGTCAAGCAACCTTGCGGTATACTTGTTTATCTGCCAACTTGCGGCAAATATTTGGACTTGGTGGTTTCCCAATCCATGAATATCAGGTCATCGTAGAATAGGTTCTCATAAGAGACATTATTCTTTTTCTTTAACATTGATATCCGTCCTTTAGCATATTTGGTTTTCCAAATGTTTGCCAAAGCTTCTTCACTGGTGTCAAAGGACTTTACCAGTTGTTCATCACCAATCTCTTTGCGGAGATATTCATTGGTATTATTATATAGTGGAGAAAAATAAATTCCACGTTGGTGTTCGGTACGAATGAGATGTTTTGGTATGTCAAGTTTACCATAAGCAAAATTTAATGTACGGTTTTTGTGGTCACGTTTCAACGGAAGACCTTTTGGATTCTTGGCTTCCCACCACTCAAAGTAACGGCGTGTATGATTCTCTTTGACCCAATCGTATACCATTCTCATTGTCTTTTTCGTAGG